GGTCGTGTTCGTCANATGGCAGCAGGAGGAATGCAACGAGATAGAGTTCCTGCTATGTTAGAGCCAGGNGAGTTTGTAATGAAACGTTCTTCTGTTAATCGTATAGGAGCAGGTAATCTTGCTTCAATGAATGCAGGTTCTAGTAGTGGCGCACCTAATATTGAAGTTGTTGTTAATAATGAAGGATCACCAAAAGATGCGTCAGCAAGTGTTAAACCACAAGTAGATGTTAATAAAATGGTAGTAGAGATTGTTACTCGTGACATTAGGAATAATGGTCCTATCCGTAAATCTTTAAGAACTGGGGCTGAATAATGGCTACTTATCCAGATGACGCAACTATATCTCAAGAATCTTTTTCTGTAGCATCTAGTAAAACTTTTAGTAGTACAGGAGCTACAACTGTTTTTGCTCTTGACTCAGCGGCTACTTTTGTAGGCGAAATTATAGCAATTGCTGATGGTATTACACAACCTACAGATTCTTATACATTAGCTACTTCAGGAGAAGCAGTTACTTTTTTAGCTGCCCCAAGCGCCTCTAATTTAACTCTTAAAGTTGTAAATGTACCTAACCGTTTTAAAGTTAATAGAACAGTTGACTCTGCTAGTGTAGTTAACTATAGTAATACTAGTTCAGTAACAGTAAATTCTAATGCTTTTTTAATAAATGGTAATACAGAATCATTTGCCTTTGGAGAAGGATCAAACGTTACAAGTGCGGCTGATTTATTAGTATATATTAGCGGTGTTTATCAGGATGAGACTGCGTATACTTTTCCAAGTGTAGTTTACGGTAATGATGGTATTGATATAGGAGATAATACTGCTACTAAATTACTTTTAAATTTTGATGGTGCTGATGCTGCTACTTCAACAACAGACGCAAGTCCTTCTGAACATACTGTTAGTTTTGAAGGAAATGCGCAATTAGATACTGCTGCAAAACAATTTGGAACAGCTTCTTTATTACTTGATGGCACAAATGATGCAGTGAATACTGCCGCAAATGATGACTTTGATTTTTCTGATGATAACTATACTCTTGAGTGTTTTGTTCGTCCGGCAACAGGTGCTTTTTCCGCAAATTCAACAATTCTTTCTAGAACTAAAGATGTTAATAATTTTTATCGTTTAGATTTATTACCTAACGCAAATTTTTCTTTCTCTTATATGCAAGCAGGCACTAATCATATAGTTACAGGAGGTAATGCTAACGGCGGAATATTTTATCACGTTGCTGTTTCGTACAATCATGCTGATTCTAATTTAGCTTTATACGTTAATAATGTTAGAGTTCAGACAAATGCTTTTGCTGTATCTAATCATGCAGTTATGGTAACTGCTCCTTTACAAATTGGTAATGCAAATGTACTTGCTCAAGATTTTAGTGGACATATTGACGCACTTCGTATGTCTAAAAGTTTAAAATATAAGGCAGCAGGACTTCAACCTATGATATCAGCTCCAACAGTAATTGGTGGCGGAGCACTAGGATCATTAAATTCCGCAGATAAATTAACTATACGAAGTTTTGGCATGTCTCTTGTAACTAATGACAGATTTAATTCTATGGCAGATAGAAAACCAGATAAAGGTTTTGCTACTAATGAAAAATTTGACGTTGCTAGTTTTACCTCTCAGGCAGGCTACGAAAAACGTAGACTTAAGTCAAGAAGATCAAAACGATCATATGATTTAACTTATTCAAATATTTCAGGTATTGAAAGAACAGCAATTGAACAATTTTATAGAGCCAGAAGTGGAGATTTTGAATCTTTTACTTTTGACTTGTCACATTTAAATGAATCTGGTACACTAAGTACTAGATTCGATGGAGAACTTAATGTGGCACAAGCACTATCTACAGGTTCTACTCTAACAGAAAATTTTTATACTGTTAGCTTTAAATTACAAGAGGTTTTTGACTAATGACTGCTAGAAATTACGATGTTATTCTTAACTTCGCAACTTCTCCTAATGAAGTAGGCACTTTTGAAGCTGGTAATGTTATAGTTGGAAATACTTCTGGTAGTGTAGGTATAATTGCAAATGTTGATTTAACAGCTAATACTTTAAAAGTTAAGTATTCTAATAATTTTATGGAATTTTCTGCTACTGAAAATGTTCATTCAAATGTAGCAACGTCAAGAGTTATAAATGTTGATTTTCAATATAATAATGCAAATACAACCGGTGCTGTTGTAAATAATTTAAACTATGCTGAATTAAATCAAAATTTAGAAGCAGCTCGATTTGCAATTAGAACTGCTGGTAATACTTTTGCAGAAGATTTAGCAGCAGATAGTAAAGATACAAAGCACACTAATGCTGTTTTACTTCCTATTGAAGCAAATAGTAAAAATGAAATAACAATTATATTAAATAATACTATTGTTCATCCTGACCAATATTTGTGGACAGGAGATTTAGCTGCAAATGCAAATCAGCACGCATCTTTCGGTGGAAATGTCCAGTTAAATTCACAAACAACTTTTAATGTTACTCCAATGTTTGCTAATGTTGTGGTATTTAAAAATGAAACATTAGCTCAGGATGTAAATGTTACTGTACGTGTAGATACCGCCAACTTAACTTCTACAGCTTTTGAACCTGCTATATATACAGGTAATACTACAACAGCAATAAGTCCAAGAATAGCTTCTATTTCAAATTCTCCTTATATTAAAGAAAAAAATTCTTTTACACAAAATCCTATTGTTCGACTTATAAGAATTTACTATCCAGGAGAATGGTATCCTCCTAATAAAGCTGGTAATCCTACCTTACAAGGTGAAGGATTATCTTGGCCTGTTAATTTCCCTTTTAGTGTAGCAGAAATTAATGGAGATGTTATTTCTGACATAAATTATAATGTTACTTATGGAGGTGCCAGTTATCAACCTTATCCATTAAATGTTTCTGCTATGGAACAAAAAAATGATGGAGAAATTAATGAAGTTACTGTTACCTTATTTAATTTTGAAAATACAATAAGTGCTTTAATTGAAGATCCTTTTATTGCAGGTAATAACAAACATAATTCAGCAATGGCTATTGTTAATGGTGAGTATGTTAATGGAATTGATCCTAGAAGCATAAATCAAATTCCAAATCAATTAGGTGATCCTGATCCAGTAAACCAATTTTCTGATTCAAATGTTGCAAATGTTGCTGCTAATGTTTTAAAGTCGGTACGAAATATTCAAGTAGCAAGTTCAAATGTTTATAACTTTAATTCAACTACTGTAAGCACTTACGGAAAAGAAAATGCTGCATGGACCTACGAAGAAGTAGTTAGTGCAGATGGTGCCGGAACAGCTAACTGGGACGAGAAAAAATTAGATTCTAGAGACTTATTAGGCGGAGTTGTAGAGATCAAATCAACTTTTGCTAACTTTTTAGACTTTTGGCCAGAGTACTCAACAGTTAAAACAATATTAGGCAATGCTTATGAAATGACAAGCACTATGCCTTATAGAGTAGGTGATAACGTAAAAAGTAGTAAAGGTGCTATAGAAGCTACTATTCAAAGTATTGAAGAAAATAGATTTTTATTTTTAAGTAATGATTTATCTACTGGAACAACTACTGATGATCCTTTATATATTATTAATGTAGATGCTGATCCAGAATCTTTTTTAGAAGATGTATTTAAAATTGAATCATTAGATGGCTTAAATGATGTTACTGCAACCTTTACTTTAGCTTCTTGGTTACAGTATTTTAAATTTGTTATTCCAAAAAGAAAATATTATAAAAATACTTGTCAGTGGGAATATAAAGGTGCAGAATGTCAATATCCTGGACCAGGAGAGCTTGCTGTACCTGGAACAGATAAGAAAAGCAATGCTAACCCAATTGCAGCAGATAATACTGTTGCAGGAAGTCCTCAAGGCGATATTTGTGGTAAAAGTTTAATTTCTTGTCAAATTAGAAATAATGATTTGCACTTTGGAGCATTTCCTGCAACAGGTAGGACAATTCCGAGACAATAATGATAAAAGGCTGTATTCTACCTTGGATGCATTTGTACGGCGATGTAAGCGGAAAATATTATTTATGCTGTCATACAGATAATAAACCTGAATCTATTATGGCAACATATAAAGATGATATTTCTACAATTTTTAATAATGATAAATATAAAAGTGCTAGAAAACAATTCTTATCTAATACATGCCCAAAAGAGTGTAAAAAAGCTTGTTATGATATTGAAGAATTAGGTGGGGAATCTAATAGGCAACAAGTAAACAAACGATTTGCTAATTTTGCTAATCTACAAAAACATACTAAAAGTGATGGTTCTGTATTAAATCATCCTATTTATTTAGATATAAGATTTGGAAATAAGTGTAACTTTAAATGTAGAATTTGCAGTCCTCATGCTTCTTCTACTTGGTTTAAAGATTCATTAAAAATTTCTAAATTTAAAAATACCCCTGCACAATTACAAGATTATTATACTGATTCTCCTGATTTTTGGAACTATTTAGATAAAATTAAAAACTCTTTAAAACATTTTTATTTTGCGGGAGGTGAACCATTACTTATGGATGGTCATTATAAATTATTAAATTGGCTTATTGATAATAATAAAACAGACGTAGACTTAACATATAATACTAATTTAAGTACTTTAACATATAAGCACCATGATGTTTTTGAGTTATGGAAAAACTTTAATAATATATCTCTTTGGCCAAGTGTTGATGGTTATAAATCTCATTGTCAGTATAGTAGAACTAACTTTAATTGGGATACTTTTGAGTCTAATTTATTAAAAGTTAAAAAATATGTTAATACTATAAGCTGCACTACATCAATCTATAGTATACTAACAACTCCTGAACTTATAGCTCATATGAAAAATTTAGNTATTTCAACATATTTAAGTGTTTTAATTAATCCAACTCACTTCGATATGCGATTGTTACCTGATAATGTAAAAAATAAAATAAATAAAAAATTTGATATTTTAAAAAGAAAAATACCATTAAATACTAGTGAATTAGAAACTATCAATAAAAATCTTAGTTATTTAAATAAAGATATAGAAGATAAAGATATTTTATTAAAAGAATTTAAACTATATAATGAAGAAGTTGATAATTTAAATAATACTTGTTTTATAAAAATATACCCAGAGCTGAAAGAATGGTACGAGCAAATATAAGTAACTATATAGGAATTCATCATCTTTACGAGGACATTAATTGTATTACCTTAATAGATGCTTTTTATAAAAGAGAATTAAATATTGATTGCATCTCAGAATTAATTCCTAAAAGCATAAAAGAAGATGGAAGAAGGTGGATGAAAAAAACTACTCTTTGTCAAATAGAAGAATGGGCATTAATACATGCCATAAAAGTTAATTTGACAGATGCTCAAGATTTTGATGTAATTGTATTTAAGTCATTAAAATTAGAAAGACCAATACATTTTGGTATGTTTTTAAAACCATGCCATATGTTACATCTTGAAGAGGGAAAAACATCAAGATATGAAACACTTACAAACGAGTGGGCAAACTGTTTACATGCAATCTACAGACATCAGTCCTTGGTATAATAATTACTTAGGTTTTCCTTATAGACATTTAGGCAATAATATTGAAACAGGTATTGATTGTTTTAATCTTTGTAGATTAGTTTACAAAGAACAGTTAGGCATTGATATACCTTATGATACTGCTGATTGGTGTAATATAGTTGATGAAGATTGGTATAATAAAACTAGTATAGACAATATTGGGAAAGCAGCGACAGAAGCTTTTGGATGGAAGAAAACTACAGATTTAGAAAAATTTAATATTATAACTATGTCTATTGGATCAACTAATGTTACTAATCATTGTGCTTTATATCTTGGAAATAATAAGATATTACAAACAATGATTGATAAAATAAGCTGGATTGCTCCCTATGGTAGATATTATAAAAATTATACAATAGGAATGTTTAAATGGATAGGTATGCCAAATTAATTGAAGATATGAATAATCACGCTCTTAGAGATTACCCTTTAGAAGCTTGTGGTGTAATTTTAAAAGATCTTACTTATGAACCCTGTAAAAATCTTAGTGATTATCCAAAAGAAACTTTTATATTAGACCCTGCTGTTTTCATTAAACATGATGAAAATATTTGGGGAGTTTTTCATTCACACCCTGGTAGTGACCTTCCAATTCCTAGTCAAGACGATAAAGTTAGTGCTGCATTTCAAGAGTATAAATTTTTAGTTGGCTTCAATAATAAATTTTTTATATACTGGATGGATAGTAAAATTGATGCTCTAAAGTTTGAGCCATTTGAGGAGAAGCACTGTATTGTTAACAATTAAACCTGTTGGGTCAATAAAATCTTTTTTTGATAATGATGAATATATCATTGATGTAAAAAATTGCATTGATGTACTTTTGTATATTCAATCTATGCACCCACGTTTAGGTTTATTTATGAAACAAGCGGAAAGTTTTGAAACAGTTGAAGATATGTGTTTTTTAGATAAAAATGGTGAAATAATTGATCCTCAAACATTTCTTTTTCATAAATTTAAAGAAGATGATATACTTTATATAGCTCCTGTTATTGTAGGTGCTGGTGGTAAAGTAGGAACGGTTGTTATGATTGTTGCACTTGTTGTTGTAGCTATTTATGCTCCTGCTCTAATTGCTGCGATGGGGCCGCAAGCTGGTATGGGCGCGGTTGCTGCAGAAGTTTCGTTGGCTGCTGGTGGTTCTTTTTTATCGGCAGGTGCTACTTCTTTTTTGACAAGTGTTATAACAAACATAGCAATTAGTATGGCTTTAAGTTTAGTTCAATCATTATTTACTTCAACTCCTAAAGCCAGAAC